GGGAGACTACAATACCAGTTACCCGCCGTGTTGTAAATCAACCAAGAGTTAAGGCATTAGCGCCAGATGAAGATGTCTTCTGGCCATCTTATACAATAGATCCGCAAGAAGCGCCTTACTGCTTCCACGTCATTAACATGACTCCCGAACAACTTCACTCCAAAGTAAATACGGAGGGATGGGATCAAGAATTTGTGGATAAGGCCGTAGAGATGTCGCTAAGTGGCGAGACGGATACGCCGATAAACAATTTACGACTTCAAGAAGAAGTTATTCGCGACGACGACGAGACCGTTCGCATCATTTACTGCTATCAACGCTTACTCGATGAAGATGGCGTACCTGGTATTTACTGCACAATAATGCATGACCGCGTACCCGATTTGTACGCCAAGCATCAATTGCTTGACTACGGACACGGGAAATATCCCTTCGTTGTTACCACTTACGAAAAAACCAGTAAGAGACTTTATCATTCGCGTTCCATCGCTGAGTTAGGCGAAGGTCCGCAAAACATACTCAAGGTTGAGGAGGATGCGAGTATTGACCGTCAATCCTTAGCCACGATGCCACCCATAGAACATCCACTTGGTCGCTCACCAACCGCATGGGGACCGGGTGTGCGGATTCCTTATCGAACTCCTGGTGAGGTTAGATTTGCCAGTACGCCAAGATTCGACGGAGGTAGTATGCAAGTCCGTGAATATACTCGCCAACAATTCGATAGATTAGTCGGAAGAAACAATTCATCCGTTGATCGAGTGGATACGCAGATGAAGCAACAGCGAAACATAGATCGTATCTTTGAACACATGAGATACATCATCGATCAAGTGTTTACGCTTTATCAGCAGTATGGTCCCGATGCCGAGTTTTTCCGCGTTACCGGAATGAACGATATGCAGAAGTTCAGTAAGGGTAATCCAAACGAAAGATTTGATTTTTACTTACAATTCGACGCGGCTACGCAAGACCCCGAACAAATGCTCGAGCGTGTAAAGACGGTAGCTGAACTAGGTGGATTACTGGATAAGAACGGAACACTTGATACCGAAAGACTTTTACAACTTGCAATCGGACAAGTGCTACCTGGTGCATCCGAAAAGATTCTGCTTCCAAAAGAAACCGCAACCGCAAAAGCGGTGGATGAGGAGCGTCAAACAATTGCTGAGTTAGTGGCGGGAGTACCACCTAATGTGCGTCCACAGGATGCCCATGAATTAAAACTCCAAGTATTTCAACAATGGTTGCAACAACCAGATATACAACAAAAAGCACAACAAGACCAAGCATTGCAGGAGCGGATTCAGAATTACATGCAACAAAGAAGTATGCAGATTCAGCAAAAACAAAACGCTCAGATCGGTAGGCTCGGAGCCGCGCCTACGCAGTTTGGTCAAACCGCCTCTGCGGCGGCATAGAGAGGAACCAAAATCATGCCAATGGTAAACGGTAAAAAATTCGGATACGGAAAAAAGGGTAAAGCGGCGGCTAAATCCTACGCTAAAAAGACCGGAAAGAAGATGGTTAAGCGTAAGAAAAGATAATGGCTAAAGGCGTAAAGCATTATCTGCGCGATGGGACAACATGGAGTAAGTCTTATCATAAGATGCCCAATGGAAAACTTCACACAGGAAAGAAGCATACTAAAACAAGTAAACCTCTATTTCACTTCAAGGATCTTTCCGATTCTGCGAAGAAGAAAGCTAGGAAAAAATGATAACTTATCGCAATGAGCGGTTTAGTGGTTATAATAAGCCAAAGCGCACCCCTGGTAAATCCAAGAAGTTTGCCGTACTCGCTAAGGAAGGAGACAAAGTTCGTCTTGTGCGTTTTGGAGATCCCAAAATGTCTATCAAGAAAAACATACCCGCGAGGCGTAAATCCTTCCGCGCAAGACATAAATGCGATGAAAAGAAGTCTAAATTAAGCGCAGGATATTGGTCTTGTAAGAAATGGTAGCTAAACGAAAAACCAAGTCCCGCGTAAACGAAGCGGGTAATTACACTAAGCCCACCATGCGTAAGAGGTTATTCGAGAAGATTAAGCGTGGATCAAAGGGCGGTAAAGCCGGACAATGGTCAGCGCGCAAAGCCCAGATGTTGGCGCGTGAATATAAAGCAAAAGGCGGAGGATACCGCTAATGCCTCTAAAGAAATCACAGAAGTCGCTCAAGCGTTGGACTAAACAGAAGTGGAGAACCGCATCTGGTAAGAAGTCATCCGAGACAGGCGAAGTCTATGCCCCTTCCAAAACAATTAAGAAACTCAAAAGCACAAAATCGGGTAGGGCTAAACTAGCGGCGGCCAACAGAAAGAAAAGAGCGGCCACACGCAAAGGAAAGCAATACGCCAAACACGGCCTTCATAAAGGCAAGAAGAGGTAATGTGTCCCATCTGCAAAGAGAATGGTACTGGATCATACTGCTGGTTATGTTCTTCTTCGAGCGTGAAGCGATAATCGATACCCTAATGCTCGTACTAAGTTTAATCTACCAACACTATAAATGAAGACTAAAACTACCCATGAGATCGATCATACGGAAATCACGCGAGTCTTGTCCGTTCTTAAAAACGAACCTAACTTCAAAAGATATATTGAACTGCGTGAGGCTATGCGTGAAGAAACGATCCGGGCGTTGCAGAATCCCAGCAACATTGAAAATCTAAATTTACACTTTTATATTTCAGGGAAACTTGAGGCTATAGACGAAGAACTTGATATGTTTTATAAGCTTTAATTTGTGTTGGTGTTACTCACGCCTCTACGAGTTGGGGTAGCTCGTAGAGGCTTTTTTATTGCTCTTGTCAATACAAAAGGTTACAATTTGCTACGCTAGGCAACGAGCCTTGAATTATGATGGAAACATTAACTGAAGAGGTTATCTCGGAGTCCTCTGAAAATTCCGTGGAAACAGAAACGCAGGCAGACGGTAACGTATCAATGGCCGAATTTGCGGATCAATTGTTGAAGCGCAAACAAGCTAACGAAGCTGAACCGGAAGCCACCTTAGAGACGGACGAACCCGCTGAAGAAACTGCGGAGCCTACGGAAGTTAATGAGGAAATATCCGCCGATGACGAAGTGGAAGTCGAAGATCCTTCGCCGCCCGCAGAGCCTTCGGATGTTCTCAACAAGTTTAATATCGACCTGGATAGCTTATCCGAAGAGGAAAGTCGTGAATTAGCTAAGTCGCTGAACGCATCTGCGATTAAGAGATTCGGAAGACTAACCGCTCAGAAAAAAGCACTACTGGCAGAGAATGCTGAATTGCAGGCCCAAGCCCAACAAGCACAGCAAACTCAATCATCAGAAGTGCCTGAGTTCCTCAAGGACAATGCTTTGCATCAAATATTTGACATGCAGGCTCTCACCAAGGAAGTCGAACAAATGCAAACGCTCATCGAATGGGCGGATGAAGGACTAGATAATGAAGTCCAGTACGACGACAATGGAAACGAGTTTGTGGTCAAAGATGGTGATAAGACATACACCAAATCTGATCTGCGAGTTATTCGCGCTAATGCAAAGAAGATTCTTCGCAAGGACGCACCCGCCAGACAGAAGTGGATAAATGAACGATCCCAGAGTGATCAGCAAGCGCTTCAGACCTTTCAGTTCTTAGGTGAACCAGAAAGCGACGACTACAAATTATTCATGCAAGTAAAGCAATCACCGCTTTATAAGCCAATGGTCGAATACTTACCAAATTCTAACTTCGCATTAGGACTAATGATCGAAGGCATGAAAGCGGTAAGAACAAAACAGGAAAACGCATCCAAGCCTAAACCCAAACCCAAAGCTCCAGTAGCGAGTGCGGAAGCGGGAGCGAGTAAACCGAAGACACCGCAAAGCAAGAAGCTGAAGTCTCTGCAAGCGGCGAAAGCGAAATTCGATAAAACGGGTTCAATGGCGGATTACCAAGCTTATTTAAAAATTAAAAACCAATCTTAATCTAGGAGGAAACCTATTATGGCAAAAGCCGCAACTTATTCAGTTTCTGGCAATAGAGAGGACTTATCTGATGTCCTTACTATTCTTGAGCCGGAAGCCACGCCATTCGTAAGTATGGCAAAAAAAGCAAATGCAACTGGAACATTCTTTGAAGTCCAAACCCAATCCCTTGATCAACCTTCTTTCGATGGTGTTAATGAGGGTGAAGATGTTACCAGTTTTAGTAACAAATCCGCAGATCGCGTACGTCTTGGAAATTATATTCAGAAATTTAGAAGATCGTTCCAAGTATCTGATATTCAAGAACTTGTGGACACTGCTGGTATCTCATCTGAGTTCGCCCATAGCGAAGCGCTTGCGATACGTGAAATAAAAAGAGATGTCGAATCTGCTGTTTGTTCAGCACAAGATCGTCAAGCTGATAGCGGAGCAGGATCTCCCTACAAAACTCGCGGAATGTTTAAGTGGTTAGGAGTAGGTGGACAACCTTCAGATGTGCCAACTGCGTTTCAAAATGTTGCCAACGATACGACTTCAACCCAAACCGAAACTACCTTTAATAGCGTTCTTCAAGAACTCTACGAAGCTAACGGAATGCCAGGTGGTCAGTTGACCCTTATCGCTGGTCCTACACTAAAAAAGGAAATTAGTGACTTCTCGCGTCAAGCAGGAGGAGCCGGATTTGCTTTTTCAGTAACACAACCCGCTGAGTCCAAGAAAATCACCCTTACGGTTAATCTATACGAGGGAGATTTTGGGCAAATTGCAATTTTGCCGTCGGTATTCTTGAATCGCACGTCTGGTAGTTCTACCATCGACGGAGACGCGGGTTTGCTTATCGATCCTGACTATGTTGCCATCCATACTCTTAAAGCTGAGTCCAATACTGAGCTTGAGAATCAAGGAGGCGGAAGACGCGGATTTGCAGATATTATTTGTGGCCTCGCGTGCCATAGCCCCAAGGCTCACGGTTTCTTTAACTAATCTTAAACAATAAGGAGAAATAAGACATGGGTGCTTTATCAAATCAAGAAGCCGCAAATGGATTCACCGATGAACTCAATATTACTTTTGAGGACTTTTCGGTAGCCAATGCTGGCACACTCGCAGACCGCGCAACCAAAACGTTTACCTATACGCTTCCCGCCGGAAGTCAGGTTCGTAATTGCGCAGTTAAACTTGTAACCGCGTTCAACGATAGTGGTTCCGGAGATGACCTTACCATCACAATTGGAGATGGTGATGACGCTGATGGATATATCACTGCCGCTGATATTCATACTGACGCAACTGAGATTTCTTACGTTGCTAACACAGGCGCATTACTCGACAACGAAAACGGCAAGGTTTATACCTCCGCCGACACCGTTGATATTCTGTTCAGTCCAGATACGGATAACGATGCTCCATATAGCTTAAACGAGCTTACCGCTGGTGAGGTCGTAATTAAGTTAGAGATCGCTCAGATATAAGCGATTAGGAATTACACAGGGGAGAGGTTCGCGCGTCGAGCCTCTCCCTATTCCTAACCAATTTAAGTATGGCAGATATATTTTTACCTCAATGGAAGAGCGGAAACGGATCTCAGTTCATGAAGAACTTGGACCGTTATTTGCGTTATGAAGTAGACCTCGAAAAACACGAAGCTTCCATGCGTGAACAAATGGCACGCAAAGAAAACTCCGAAATGGGAGTTGCGAAGTCGGATGGACTTGGTCAATTAAAAGGCACAATCCCCGCTCGCGAATACTTCCGCTGGCATCAATCACATCGTGGATGTTGGGGCGACAAAAGTTTCGTGAATGAGTTCCTTCGCGATAATCCATCATTCAAGGCAAAATCATTTGGCAAGGAATCTTTTAGCGCTCCTAGCCTCAAAACGGCATGAGAGTAGTAGGAGTCAATACGATGCTAACAAACCTCACCCATCTGGTTGGGGTAGACTCGTTTTTGACCGCCGAACAAAATGCCGCCATTCGTAGCTTTAATCGATTTGGACGCTTGGCATGGGAACGCGCCAGATGGCCAGACACAATTCGCTTTGAACAAAAGATACCGGACATCCAGGTACGCAACGTAAACGTTGGTTCTGGCGGTAGCGGATATACTGGTGTACCAACCGTTTCATTTAGTGGAGGTGGAGGTTCTTCAGCCGCCGCAACCGCAACAATAAACGCAGATGGCGAAGTAAACGGAGTTGCCGTAACAAATCATGGCACGGGATATACTAGCGCGCCAACGGTAGCTTTTTCTGGTGGATCGGGAAGCGGTGCAACCGCAACTGCTTCAACCATAGGGGTAATTGAGTTAGGTAATACAATAGGGGAGATTTTGCGTATTACTGAGAATGATCCATATGAAAGCGGAAATGCGCGTGACTTAGCTTTCCGCATAGAATTTAGCGCCGCCGCAACAAATGATTACGGGCAAGCAATTCTAGTGGATCGCAATAGCACAGCACCCGTCTACGTACTTTACCGCACTCCATTTGCAAATTATTCGGCAGGCGAAAACTTCCCTTACATTTTTTCGGAATATGCGACTCTAGGGGCTTATGCAGATTGGTTGGCAACAAATAGCCAATTTGATAAATCCGCCGCTATCCAGGCACAGGCGGAAGCAGTTATTTTACAGGAACTAGATAAGCTCGAAAGACAACAAGGACAATTTAATCACATCAAATTCATCACTTACGGAACCACTTCACAAATAGGAATATAATATCATGGCATCAGAATATAGAGGACTCGGACTTAACGGAGGTGAGTATATCAATGATACTGCCGTCCATACAGGTAACTTCTTTGCAATCCAAGCAACTGAAGACACCGTGTTAGCCGCGCAAGCATCCAACATTACTAACTTGGATGATATATGCACGGGACAAGACGGAACAACCTTATCCGCCGGAACCGTACTTTACGGAAACTTTACCAGTATCGATCTTACGAGCGGAGCGGTTATCGCTTATAATATCTAATGGGTAATTCCACCATATCGCTTGGTCTTGGACTAGGCGGAGGTAAGTCTGCTACCAGCAATGGCCGACTTGCGGGTGGTAGTTTTAGTAATTTAAGGTCTGTCGAATTTGACGGTACTGACGATCACGCTACGCCAGCAAGTACAATCACATTATCGGGTAATAAGAGTATTTCTTTCTGGGCTAAACTTGATAAAACTACTGGTCTCCAAAACTTCACTTCACCAAACGGCACTCAATACGGAATAGTCACAAATTCGAACATCGTTGTTTATATCCGTACGTCGGGAGGCGTTCGTACCTTTAGCTTTAGTGGTTCTCCTTGGTCCGCTGGGGTCTGGAACCATTGGGCAGTAACTGGTGACGGAAGTGACTTAAAATTATATATAAATGCTAATGCAGTAGGTGGCACTCAAACAGATGGCGATATTTTAATTGCTAAGTTTTTTGCCATCACGGGATTTTATTTTGTGGACGGCAAAATCGATGAGTTTGCGTGCTTTAATTCCGCACTTAGTGCAAGCGACATAACCTCGATATACAATAGCGGAGTCGCGGCTGACCTTGCTGGTTACTCACCAGTACATTGGTATCGCATGGGCGACAT